ATGGGGCATATGTCTCAACTGCTCCCGCATTCCCCGCTTCCAACTGTGTAGGATTTGACAACGACAGCTTAGACTTTTTTCAAAGTAAAGCGGGTGGCTGGACTGGCTCTGGCAATGCTTCTGAGGACGCATCCGCTCCCGGCACTGCGCCCATCACAGGTATTGTTGCGGCAGATTTCTACAACTTTGCAGGCGGCGACTATCGGGCAGTCGAGGGCGGCGCGCTGGACGGCTCTGGCGCTGACCTGTCGGGCACTTTCACCACTGACATCACTGGCGCTACACGATCAACCCCATGGGATGTTGGCGCGTGGATTGCGGTTGCTGCGCCAGCCGGTGGCGGTGACGGTTTCGGTGGGATAGTTAGTCCTGTGGCAGCCTCTTTAGTAGACGCTGTAGCTATGGATATTACGCATAGATAGGAGACTGGTATGGACCCAAACGAACCATTAACACCCAAACAGAAGGAAGCTATCCGTAAGGCTAAAGAAGCTGAGATGGACAGCAAGATGCGGGGGAAGGTTAACAAGGACTTCCCAACGTATGGTGATAAAAAGCCCAAAGGTATGAAAGCCGGGGGGCGGGTACGCGGTTGTGGTATAGCCAAACGGGGTTTTGGTATGGGGAGGAAAGGGTAATGGCAAAAGAATCGCCCCTTGAAAGGGCAAAAAATGCTATGAGTGGTAGAACTACAGCCGACCGTGTTGCCGCTGCCGAAAACTCTCCGAAGCCGGGGGTAAAACCCCAACCTGAAGCAAAAGCGGGGCCAGCTTATGTACCCGCCGCCAAGTACGTAGAGGACCGCAAAGCTCAGATTGAGGCTGCGCGCCGAGCTGACGAGCTGGCTATCGCTGCAAGGCGTAAGGCGAAAGGTATGAAAAAAGGTGGTAAAGTACGTGGGGCCGGGTGCTGCAAGCAGGGTATCCGCAAGGCCAAGATGTACTAACGGAGTAAAACATGGCTACTACGGGCACCACAGCGTTCACTATGGACTTCACAGATATAGCGGGTGAGGCATGGGAACGTGCTGGGCGCGAGATGCGTTCAGGGTATGACCTCGCTACTGCTCGACGGTCAATGAACTTGATGACTATCGAGTGGCAGAACCGGGGCATTAACATGTGGACGATAGACTCCGCTGTTATCGCCTGTGTTGCTGACCAAGCGGAGTACGATTTACCTGCGGACACTATTGACCTGTTAGAGCACTCTATCAGAACAGGTTCTGGTACGACTCAGACGGATACGAGTTTGTCGCGGGTGAGTGTGAGTACGTACGCGTCTATCCCTAACAAGTTAATCACTGATAGACCAACGCAAATATGGATAAAGCGTGAAGTTGTCAACCCTATAGCGGTCTTGTGGCCTGTGCCGAGTAGCACAGACTATTCTATCGTTTACTGGCGTATGCGCCGTATAGAGGACGCGGGTAATGGGGTAGAAACTCCTGATATGACCTTCAGGTTTCTCCCTGCGGTCGTTGCGGGGCTGGCCTACCATATAGCCCTTAAGATGCCTGATCTGGCCCAACGTGTCCCTATGTTGAAAGAGGTATATACTGAGCAGTTCAATATGGCTGCTTCTGAGGATCGGGAGAAGGCAACGTGGCGCTTGGTTCCTAGGGGTATGCGGGTGTGACCACGCAGTTTGCCGTTGGCAAGCGTGCGCTGGGGATGTGCGACCGGTGTGGGTTCCAGTATAAGCTCAAACAGCTAAAGAAGCTGACGATAAACCAAGTAGAGGTGGATATTAAGGTGTGCCCTTCGTGTTGGGAAGCCGACCACCCGCAGAACTTACAGGGTAAATACCCTGTTAATGATCCGCAGGCGTTGCAAGACCCCCGGTCTGATGCCGCCGATAATGCAGCAAGCCGGGTACCACTGAGTCTGGCCGACTTAGACGCGCTGAACAATGGGTAGGGTATGAATTACACAACACTTACAACTACTATTACGGATATCTGTGAGAATACCTTTACCGCAGATCAGCTTGCCATGTTTACAAAACAGGCGGAACAGAAGATTTATGAAACGGTGCAGTTTCCCGCATTGCGCGCTAACGCCTCAAGTACGGTGGCTACGTCTAACCCCTACCTAACTGTACCCAGTGATTATTTGTACCCACATTCGTTGGCAGTCGTTGACACGAATGAATACACTTACTTGGTACAAGTGGATTCCAATTTTATCCGTGAAGCTTACCCTAATGCCACTGTCGAAGGGGTTCCGAAGTATTACGCGCTGTTTGACGCGGATTCTTTGTTGCTCGGACCAACCCCGGACGACAACTATGCTGTAGAGCTTCACTATGGTTACCACCCGGAGTCTATCGTGACGGCTACAACTACATGGCTCGGGGATAATTTTGATTCCGCGCTACTTAATGGTGCGTTGGTTGAGGCGTTACGGTTTATGAAGGGTGAAGAAGATATGATTGCGTTGTACGACAAGCTATATCTCCAAGCGATAGGACTTCTTAAGCAGCTAGGGGGCGGCAAACTACGCCGGGATAGTTACAGAAGTGGGCAAGCACGCGACAAAGTTAGTTAATTTACTCAGGAGTAACAACAATGGCAACAGGTGATGTAGTATTTTTTGAAGAATCCAAGGCACTTATGCTTACTGGCGGCTGGGCAGCGTCGGACGATATGAAAGTAGCAATTTGTGATAACACCGCAGCGCCCACAGCAGCGCAAGCAACCCCCGCGCTGGGTGATTTTACTCAAGTTGGTTCTGCCGGGACGTATGTAGCAGGGGGTACATCTATTGGTACGTGGACTTCTATTGTTGTAGAGGCCGCAGGGACGGTGACGTTTGATTCCGCCACCAACCCATCGTGGGCACAGAATGCAAGCAACGATACAGATGCTTACTGGGCGATTGTTTATAACGATACCGACGCAGGTGACGCTGCACTGGCTTACGTTGATCTCGGTGGGCCGGTGGATATGTCTGCGGGGTCGTTAACGATCACATGGAACGCGTCCGGCATTGCTACGTTAACGTAAGGTGATAGAGGAAATCAAGAATGCCCACTCTACTTATTAAGGTAAACACCAATAACGTCCCGGATTCGCCCGGAAGGTGGAAAGCGGGAGAGGTTGTTGCGGCAGTAGAGGATGGCCATGTTTTTGGGGGCGCTGAAGTCCCGGAGGCGGGCAATTTCTACCACATCACTATTACCAACAAAACGTTGGCAGAGTTGCAGGAGTACCTGCAATCGTGGAGCCATAGCCCAACCACAACGCAAGTAAGCGCCGTGGGCAACCGTAGGTTGATTCAAGTTGTATCGGACATGGTATCAGCTACGGGGAAAAATGCGTTCACACAGGTTGGCGTACAGGCTTTGCTTGATGGGATCAATACTGACTACCCTACAGCCAATGCTGTTTACGATAGCCACAACAATACAGGCTTTCGTTTTAATGTCACGGTCCCGCTTGCAGGCCGTGATGAGCTAGTCAGTCGAGTCGATGACGCTGCGCGGAACATGCAGTATGCCCGCAGGCGCTGGTATATCAACGGAGCCGGGATGACGTTTCTTGCTAACAACGGTGGCGTGGTGTCTGGTACGGCTGCTCAGGTTGTCGGCTATTTGCGTGATGGCTTGCTTGACTGATGACTGATTTTGTCCAAACGCTAAAGTCAACGGGCGGCAATTACTCCCTGATGTCTACGTGGGAATCTGGGCAACAGTGCGACCTGACCTCAGCAACCACAAAAGTATTCAGTCACGGCGGTATAACTGGCGGCCCGTTTACTGACGGTGAAACTATAAACTTTACATCAGGCGGTTCCGGTCTGATGATCGGCGTCGCTACTACTACGCAGATAATGCTTGAGAGCTTGACCGGGACAATTAACAGTTCCGATACAGCAACTGGTGCAACGAGTGGCGCGTCTGTTGTTATATCTGATGCAGGAAATTCAGCGAGTGTAGTGCTGGAGTGTGATGCGTTTATCTGTACCGACACTGGTGGGGCTGACATCTCAGGCTGGACAACTGGCGCGTCTAATTACATCACCATAAAACCAGCCGCAGGTGCTGAACATGGAGGCGTTGTAGGCGCTGGTTTTGTTTATAAATCGACAAACAACAACGCAGTTACACTGGACATCGGCCAAGCATACACGCAGCTTATTGGGATAGAAGTGAGAAATGCTGCGGCACTTGGCGCGATAGCATTGTATATAACGGCAACGACCTCTGCGAATGTATTTGTTGATAAGTGTATCGCGGAAGTGGAAAACCCCAACGCAGTAGCAGATGGTGCTCTGCGCGTTGCCAGAAGCGTCGACACTGTTATACGAAATTCTCTGTTCATCAATAAAGACGCAACCTATGGTGTTGCTGCAATGTTAGACCAACGATCAGCAGGAATTGCATCAATTTATAATTCAAACTTTATTGGTGGGGTACAGAGCGTTGATTGGGTATCAGCAGTAACAACGTGTTCATATCCAATTATAGACTGTATTTTTGTTGGTCCTGTTGAAACTGTTGTAACAACACATGACGGCTCTACCGGGTATAACGCTTTTTCCAGCACGGGGGCATTTGGCGCAAACCAGAAAACCATAGTAACAACGTTTGGCGTTGATTTTGGCGATTATGCGAATGATGATTACGTCCCAGTAGCGGGCGGTAATCTGGCTGGATTTGGAACCGACCTATCCGCCACATTCACCGATGACATTACGGGCGCAACGCGATAATGGCGTGGTCAACGGTAGACATTGGTGCCTATAAAGCAGCGGCAGGTGGCACCGATGTAGCAACTACACCAGACAATCTGGTCCTGACGGAATACCCGGCCAGTATTGCGAATAACGTCAATGTAGCAACATCACTAGACACACTGGTACTGACAGAATACGCGGCGACAATTTCTGTCGGTATTGACGTAGCTACTACACCGGACACGTTAGTATTAACCGAATACCCGGCAACGATCACAAGCAATGTTGAGGTAACGACAACACCTGACACACTGGTACTGACAGAATACGCTGCGACTATCAGTACGGTTAACAATGTTGATATTACTACCAACCCGGACACGCTGGTACTGACGGAATACCCGGCCAGTATTGCGAATAACGTCAATGTAGCAACAACACCTGACACGCTCGTACTGACGGAATACCCTGCTACCATTGCTTTTGGCGTCAACGTAGCTACGTCACCTGATACGCTGGTACTGACCGAATACGCCGCGAGTATTGCGAATGACGTAAACGTAGCTACTGCGCTAGATACGCTCGTACTGACGGAATACCCGGCTACAGTCAGTTTAGCCAATGATGTCGATGTAACAACCTCGCCTGACACGCTGGTACTGACCGAATACGCCGCGAGTATTGCGAATAACGTTAATGTAACAACCTCGCCTGACACACTTGTACTGACTGAGTATGCGGCCAGTATTGCGAATAACGTTAGCATAACAACCGCGCTAGATACGCTGGTATTAACAGAATACCCGGCGACAATAGCTCTAAACAGCGCGGTTGATACCACCCCTGATACGTTATTGTTGACTACTTACCCGGTAACGTTTGGTAGAGATGTTAATGTATTATGTAATCTCGATACGCTAATATTGACAGCCTATTCTGCTACTGTTAACTCCCAAACATGGGTACCTGTAGATACCACTGGTGGAAATAGTTGGACACCCGTTGATACCACTGGTGGAAATAGTTGGACACCCGTTGATACCGCTCAAGCGGCTACGTGGGTACCTATTAATGGATAACACCAAAAGTGAGTGTACGTAATGAGGGAAAAAATGACAACGGAGCAGATATCAGCCGCTGAAATTAAAATTATTCGGTGGGGCGAGAAAATTTTAACGCCTATATTAGTAGCAGGGTTTATTGGGGTAGTAAGTTTCTTATTCCATGTTGGTAACAGTATGGCTCAGTTGGAAACCGAGCAACGTAAGTACAACGATAACGATCAGCGGGTACAGCAAGAGCTAGTATCTGTGAATGTTAAACTGGATGATGCGGTTAAAGCGCAGCGAAACATAGAAATTACCATACAGCGTATTGATACAACCCAACAAAACTTCAAAGAAAATATACAAGAGTTGAAAATCCAAAACACCAAGATCATAGAGCTGCTAAGTAGATGAAGTATTTCACCCAGAAAGAGTTCGCCTGCAAATGTGGGTGTGGGTTCGACGAAATTGACCATGAGTTAGTTCAGGTTCTAGATGCTATTCGGGAA